GGCCGGGACCGGCGTGCACTCCCGAGCTCGCGCTTGGGCTCAGCAGCAGGGCATCGACGTGCCGCCGCGCGGTCTCGTCGCCCAGGACGTCATCGACGCCTGGAGGCAGGCCACCGGGTCGGCGGCATGACCGACCCCCGCTGCGGCGAGGTCCGCGGCTACCGAGCCCACTTCCGCGAGAACCGCCTCCCCACCTGCAAGCCCTGCCGCGACGCGATGGCCGCCTGGGAGCGCGCGGCCGCGATCCGCCGCTACATCAACCGCGGTGGGCAGCTCGTCGACCCGCTGGGCACCCGCCGCCGGATGCAGGCCCTCGCCGCTCTCGGGTGGCCGCTCGCCGAGATCGGCAACCGGGTGGGGATGAGCCCGCAGCAGGTCTCCCGCATGTTCCGCACGGGCCGCGTCCACCGCACCACGGAGGCCAAGGTGCGCGCCCTGTACGACGAGCTGTCGATGATCCCCGGCCCGTCGAAGCGCGCCCGTGACGTGGCACTGCGCAAGGGCTGGTCGGTTCCGCTGGCCTGGAACGACGAAGACCTGGACAACCCCGCCGCCCGCCCCTCCCGCATGGTCTCCGGTCCGCGCGTCTTCGACGAGATCGCCGTCGGTCGTGCCATGCGCGGCGAGCGGATCCGGCTGCGTCCCGTCGAGCGCGCCGAAGCCGTGCGCCGACTGACCGCGCAAGGACTGTCCGCGACCGAGATCGGTGACCGGCTGGGCATCGCTCCGCGGTCCGTGACACGGATGCGAGGTGCGGCGGCGTGACCCCCGAACAGGAGTCCTACCGCGACCTGTGGATGTCCGAGTGCTGGAAGCCCGTCCGCGAGTGGCATCAGACGAAGGACGAACGCCTCGACGCGCAGGCCCGCAACGACCTGCTGACCGAGCGTAGGGACCAGCGGGGTGCTGCGTGAAAATACGTATGCGTGGGGTGACCACTGTCAAAGTTGACAGCGGTAGGATGACGTACAGCACGACACAACAGAAAAAGCCCCGGCGGTGCTGGAACACCCCGGGGCACGGCCAGCTAGCGAGGAGCTGACGTGTCCAGTATGCACTGTCCTGCCCACCATCGGCAGGTGCCCTGATGGTGTGGTTCAAGGTCGACGACACCCTCGCCTTCCACGAGAAGACCGTCCGCGCTGGCAACGCAGCGATGGGGCTGTGGGTCCGCGCCGGATCGTGGGCCGCTCAGATGCTCACCGAGGGATTCATCCCCGACCACATGGTCACCGCCCTCGGCACCAAGGCGCAGGCCAAGGCGCTCACCGAGGCCGGCCTGTGGGTCCGCGAGGGCAACGGCTACCGCTTCCACGGCTGGCTGGAATACAACCCGACCGCCGAGGAAGTCCGCGCCGATCAGGCCCGGAAGCACGAGGCGAAGGTCGCGGCCGGACGGGCTGGGGGGCTCGCGTCCGGCATCGCTCGGAGGAAGCACACGCGAAGCAGCGACGAAGCAGACGCGAAGCAAAACGGAAGCAAAACGAAGCCCCGTCCCGTCCCGACCCGACCTTCTAGTGGTTACGAGATAGAGGGGGGTCACCTACCGAACGCGAGCGACACGCCGCCCCCCCTCTACTCCGACCGGTGCAGCAGGCACGGCAACGACCCGGCACCGGGCAACTGCGGCGACTGCAAAGACGTCCGACTCGCCAACCAGCAGCGACCGCCGCTGACCGTCGTCCGCGAGACGCAGCACTGCTGGGTGCACGACATCGACTACCGCGAGATCTGCAACGGCTGCGAGGCCGACCGAAAGGCGGCGTCATGAGCCTCCACCCCTGCCCCCGCTGCGACTGCGACATCCGCGACGACGTCCCGCCGCAGCCGTCGACGTCGAGCGACTGGGCCCGGCGCCAGGCACGGGAAGCCGCAGCGGCTGCCGTCCTCGCCGCCAAAGAGCGCCGGAAGAAGCCGCGCGAGGTGGAGTCGTGAGCGAGTTCTTCCCCGACCTCTGCCTGATCTGTGCGACCGACACGACCGGCGCGCTGTGCGAGCTATGTCGGGAGGTGGCCCTACCGTCCGCACCGGACCACGACGGAAAGGAGGTGAACCACGAGATGCGCGGCATGATCTCCACGCTCGACAGCAAGACGGCCGCGCGCCTAGTTGTGGCCCGGCACTACCTGCACCGCCGCCCGCCGATCAGCTACGCCTTCGGGCTGCACGTCGGCGGTCACCTCATGGGCGTCGTCACCTACGGCATCCCCGCGTCACGGCACCTGCAGAAGTCGGCGTGCCCCTCGGCGCCGGACAAGGTGATCGAGCTGAACCGGCTGTGGCTGGATGACGAACTCGGCCCCAACTCCGAGTCGTGGTTCGTGTCGCGGACGCTGAAGATGCTGCCGCCGCGGATCGTCGTCTCCTACGCAGACCCGCTGTTCGGGCACTACGGGTACATCTACCGGGCGCTCAACTTCCGGTACGCGGGCTGGACCGACATGGAGCGCAAGACGCCCCGGTACGACTACATCCCGCATGACCCGCGGCAGCACACCCGCGAGGCGTTCCGTTCCGGCTACGCCTACAAGCGGCGTCGGGTCGCCAAGGTCAAGTACTGGATCCCGACCGGCAACCACGCCGAGCGCCGTGCGCTCACCCGTCTGTGCGGGTGGCCGTCGCTGAACTGGAAGACCCTCCCGCCGCCGGTTCCTGAGACTGCGGCCGAAGAGGTGACTGCGTGAACGCCTCAAGCGCCTCGACGACGACCGCGGTGACAGTGGTTCCTTCTTCAGACGCGCGGAGCCGCGCCGCTTCCCACAGCGGGGAGGCGACGCGGATCGCGCGGAGTGGAGTGGGCATGTCAGGCCTTGGTGACGTAGAAGGCGTCGTTGCTGGCCACCTCAACGGCGTATCCGGCTCCGGCCAGGACGTCAGCGGCCTCCGTGGCGAGCTGGGCGGCCACGGCGTCGTCGTCGATGTCGGCCACGACGCGGACCCGGTTGCCGCTCTGCTTGGCCTTGAGGCCCTGGCGGTTGTAGTCGGAGGGGCTGGCCGGGTTGAGGCCCGAGCGGCGGAGAGTGGCGGAGACGGTAGCGGCCTTCGTGGTCATGGGGCAATCATGGGCCCTGTATATACAGATGTCAAGGGGGCGCAGCAGTGACCGTCATCGAGCGCATTGCCCGCGCCCTCTACGCCTACGACAACGACGGTGGCCTGCCGTTCGACGATGCCGACACGGACACCATCGCGCCGTACTTCGACCTAGCCGAGATCGCCGTACGCGAGGTGGAGTCATGACCGTCCTCCTCGCCCTCACCCCCGCGTGCCAGGGACGTGCCGCCCTCTTTGACGCCGCCGTCGACGCCCTCGAGCGTGCAGCAGGCAAGCCCGAGCCCGCGGTCGTGGCCGAGTGTCGCGACATCTGCTCGGCGTGCCCCGCGACGGTGCGCGATGCCTGCCTCGCCGGTGCGCTCGCCCGACGCGAACGGCACGGCGTGTGGGCCGGGCGCACCGCTGCCGAGCTGGCGGAGATCGAGGCGGCGACGTGGCTGCTGGAACCGCCAGCCGGTCGGGTTGCGTCGCGTTCCTGCTACGGATCCGGCTGCGACCACGACGACTGCAAGCGCCTCAACGCCAAGTACGTCGACGAGCGCCGCCATGTCACAGAGGCCGAGAAGCTGGTCGTGCCGCACAAGCCGAACGATCGGCACCGGCGGTGCGAGGGGCAGATCGGACTGGAGGGGCTGTGAGCGAGCGAGAGCACACAACCGAGTGGCGCGCGCTGCTGCGGCAGTGGTTCGGGGGCCAACGGTGAGCGGCTGGTGGCTGCTGCTGGTCGCCCTGGGCCTGTACGTGTCCGGGTTCGAGGGGGGCTGGTGGCTGCGCGGCCGCCGGCACCGCCGACAGCTTATCGGCACCCCGTGCACCCACGCCTGGGGGATCCGGCAGTCACAAGGGCGGGAAGGCTCAGGACGTGGAACAGCTGGACCTTCTGGAGGGGCTGTGAGCGACTATCCGGTGAACGACCTGAGTTGGGCCGTTGACGAGGAGTTTGCCGAGCGCCTTGAGCGCTGGGAGGCCGCACCCGACGCACCCGAGTCCTTCGACGCGACGGCTGCACTGCGGCGGGTGCTGGCGCTGGCGGATCACCACGAGGAGTGCTGCGGGTACGTCACCGTCGGCAGCCTGCGCGCAGCGATCAAGCGGCCGTGAGCACCCAGCACCAGCCCGGCGAGCAGCGGTGGTGTGCGCTGTGCGGGATCCACGTCGTCAACTCGCCGGCCGACTATTCGTGCCCGGTGTGCCCGCCTGAGAAGCCGTGCCCGACGAAGCCGCTGTGGAGTCCCACGTCGCTCGGTGGGCGGGTGCGGTGGGGGCAGGCGACGGCATGACGGCGATCGTCACCCGCGGCAACGCGGCCGACCTGCTAGGCCACGCCGCGGGCGGACGTCGCGCCCTTGTGGAAGCGGAGTCGCAACTGCTCCCACTCGGCGCGCTCGACATCTGTCCATCGCACTCGGATTCGGCCCTCGTCGTAGCGCCGTCGGAGGAACGACACGGCTGCGTCGAACTGCTCGACCTGCCTGACGAGATGGGGACGAAGCAGGACGTGCAGCATCAAAGCGTCGGCCTGGGTGACGCTCACATTGGTTGTCCCGCGCGGCTCTCTGTGCTCGTGCCAGCGGATACCAGCCCCTCGGTAGATGCCGCGTGCCTTCTCGAGGATGGACTCGCTCCCGTTTGTGAACGAGACGCGAAGATGGGGCGTAGCCGATCCGCCGCCGTGCGACAGCCCGATGTGCCCTTCGCCGTCGATGATGCCGGCAAGCCAGCCCAGGTCGGCGTCGGGGACTTGGGGCACCTCGCGCGGCTTCGCCACGCGTGCGGACCGAACGCGGCCCAGGCGACGGCGAGAGTCCTCCCGGTAGCGGCAGGCGTCGGAGCAGTAGCGGCGATTCCAGTGCGCCTGACCCAGGGATGTGCCGCACGATGAACAGTTCATGTGCTTATCGTACAGGCCCCGCAATCGTCACACAGGGGGACGCGCGGCATCTGCTTCTTCCCGACGAGTGCGTGGATCTCATCTGCACGAGCCCGCCCTACTGGTCACTTCGCAGTTACCGCGACGGGGGTGAGCATTACTCGGGACAGATCGGCGACGAGCCCACGGCGGATGGATACCTCGACAACCTGATCGAGTGCACCCAGGACTGGCTACGCGTTCTCAAGCCGTCCGGCAGCCTGTTCGTGAACTTGGGCGATAAATATGGCCCCGACAAGTCCCTGCTCGACCTGCCGGCCCGTTACGCCATTCGGGTCCGTGACGAGCTAGGCGTGATTAAGCGCGCCGAAATAATTTGGTCGAAAGCTAATGGCTTGCCTGAAAGCGTGCAGGACCGTGTGAGGCGAAGCCACGAAGTCGTCTTCCATTTCGTCAAGCAGCCTCGGTACTACTCGGCGGTCGACGAGGTGCGGGAGCCGCACAGCCCGCACACGCTGCGGTACTACTCGGACGGCTCGGCCGCAGTGAGCGGGCGGCGCGAGGAGCGGCAGCGGGGACACGGGCGCGATCCGGAGACGCGCGGCGCGAACTTCGCCACGACGACCAACCCCCTCGGTAAGCTTCCCGGCTCCGTCTGGACGATCCCGACCGCCCCGCTGCGGGTGCCCGAAGAACTCGGCATCGACCACTTCGCCGCCTACCCGCCCGAGCTGGTGCGCCGCATCGTCCTCGGCTGGTCCCCGCGCGAGGTGTGCACGGCGTGCGGGGAAGGGCGACGGCCGGTTCCTGCGTCGGTTGGGCTCGACATGGGTCGTCCGCAGGCTCGGCGCGCGCAGGAGTTGGCCGACGAAGCTGGGCTGACCGAAGCGCACTTCCGGGCGCTGCTGTCGGTTGGGGTGTCCGACACGGGGCGCGGTAAGGCGACGCAGAGCGGCACCGGCAAGAATACCGCCGAGGTCTACGCGCTTGCCGATGAGGCTCGGGCTGCGCTTGGCGGCTACGCGCGGGAGTACCTGCTGCGTCGACCGACGTCGTTCCGGGATGCCTGCGCCTGCCCCGACACCACCGCGCCCGCCACCCCCGGGATCGTCCTGGATCCGTTCGGCGGGACGGGCACCACGGCGCTTGTCGCTTCCGTGCACGGCCGGGTCGGGATCTCCGTGGACCTGTCCGCGGACTACTGCCGCCTGGCGCAGTGGCGCACGACGGACGAGAAGCAGCGCGCCAAGGCTGCCGGCGTCAAGCCCAAGCCCGCGAAGAAGCCCAAGCCGCAGCCCGTTGCCGAGGTCGTGGCGCTCGAGGTGCCCGGCCAGATCGACCTGTTCAGCGAAGGGGAGTGGACGGCGTGAGCGACGAACTGCGGGACGAGATCGCAAGTGATGTCCGCTTCGCCCTGTCGAACATCTGCCGTGACTACTTGGTGCGCGGTGGAGGTCGGTGGACCGAGGCGGTAATCGACGCCGTCCTCGCCCTGCCTGCGCTGCAACAGCTGGTCGCTGAGGCGGCGGAAGCGGCACGGCTACGGGAGGCCGTGGAGCGGGTAGAGGCGCTGGCCTCGGACCTGGAATCGCGCGGCCGTCACCGCGTGACCGAATCACGGCGCCCCGACAACCCCGTTGCCAAGCAGCAACGGTCCGGGGCGCTTGCCCGGCTGGCCGACGTGGATCTACTCCGCCGCGCCCTGGACGGCGACTGATGGCCCGCCACCGCAAGCCGCGGCGCATCTTCCCGCTCGCCATCGCCGACGGGATGCTGGCGTGCGCGGCCGGGCTCGCCATCGCCGCCACCCACGTCGCCCCCGACGCGCGAGCCGCAGCCGACGAGCAGCCGACGCCTGTGGTGAGCGAGCCGATCGCCAGCGGGGGGATCGGCGGGCCGCTGTACGCCCCTCTGCCGACGACACAGAGCGTGTCCGGGCAGTCACTCCAGGCAACCACCGAGAGCGCGCCACAGAGGCGCACAGGGCAGGGAAACACCACATGGACGCACACGACACCGGCACCACAGCGGTCGACACCCAGCCACTCAACTTCGTCGTCGACACCGCCCCCGGCAGCGACGACCACGCCGGCACCGCAGACGACGGACTCCTCGACACCCTCACCCGCGTTGTCGACGCCTTCGTCTGGCACGTCGACGGCCCCCGCGTCGCAGCCCTCGCCGTCCTCGGACAGCAGCGCATCGTCGACGCCCTCGCCGCAGCCGACGTCGTCCGAGCCCTCGACCGCGAGCACCAGCCCCGACGCTGGAGCGACGAGTCAGACACCGTCGTCTGTGACGCCTGCCAGCGCGCCTACCCCTGTCGCACCCGCGACGTCCTCGACAGGGTGAGTCAGCGATGAGCGAGGGCCGCGTGAGTGCGATTCAGGAGAGGATCAAGACGTGCAGCGACTGCGCAACATCAGGAACGCGGCTATCCCGCCGAAGCCCTCTGGACATAAGGGGCACGTGCTCTCTTGGTCCGGCTGGTGGCAGTCGGGCAATCCGGAGGTCGCGCTGCCTCGCTGGGAGTGCACCTGCGGCGAACCGATCACGGATGCCCCGCAAGCCCGGTGGTATCGGGATGGCGAACTTGGCCCGCTATTCCACGACATTGACGGGAACGCCACGCCTCGCCCCTGGTAGCTGCGAGGCGACACCGTGAGCCCGCCCATAGTCGTCGGCTTCATCCTGTGCGGCATCGGGGCCGGGGTGTTCACGTCCCTGTGGTGGGCAGCGGATAACGACCTGCGCGCCCACACCGAGCGCCTGGCCGTCATCGAAGCCGCGCTCAACCTCGGCGGCGAACCGCTCTCCATCGCCGACCCGTGCGCCACCGAGCCGATGCCGAAGGTGCACATCACCGACGCGCCGACAGCAGTGGCAGCGGCACGGGAAGCCAACCGGGAGCGGCCGACACCGTTCCCGCGGAAGGGTAGGCACAGCGCATGAGTGATCTCGCAGAGTTCCTACTCGCGCGCATCGCCGAGGATGAAGAGGCGGCACGACGTGCCGGATCCGAGTCGTGGCTGCATCGGTCGTTGATGCGGCACCCGACTTCACGCCAGTCCGTCTATGCCGAGGGCCGCGAGATCGCGGAGGTCGAACACGCGGACGGCTGGCACATCGCCCGCCACGATCCCGCCCGCGTGCTGGCCGAGTGCGAGGCCAAGCGGCGGATCGTGGGACATCTCATGCGCTGCCTACAGCCGGACGAGCCCGACATCAGCCCCCAATACGACGACGGCTACATCGACGCTCTCGACTTCGCCCTGAAGCTCCTCGCCCTGCCCTACGCCGACCACCCCGACTACGACCCGGCGTGGCGACTGTGAGCCGGTACCCGCACTGGACCGACGAAGCAGCGTGCGCCGGCAACCCAGATCCGCTGTGGGACGCGCACGTCGACGGCGAGACACCCGAGGTCAAGGCCAAGCGTCACGCCCGCGGCAAGACCATCTGCCGCCAATGCCCGGTGCGCAACGAGTGCCTGGCCGCCGTGGACCCGCTGCGGGACGACGGGATCCGCGGCGGGGTGCTGCTCGAGTCGCTACACGGCAGGGCGTTCGGGGGTTACGGGTCGGTCGAAGGCATCATCCGCAAGCCCTGGAAGCGCAAGGCGGGCTGAGATTCCCTGTTGACATGGCATCGTAAGGATGTATAGTTCTAGCCATGACGACGACGAAGACCCGAGTCACCGCCCTGCACCTCGTCAACGGCCAGAAGGTCGAGGTCACCCGCTACTTCCCCGGCACGCCGGACTTCTTCGACAAGTACGTCAACGCGCCCGCGAAGACGCCCGCGAAGTACGTCGCCCTTGCGGAGATCAAGAGCGTCGAGCGGATGCAAAACCGGCGCTGGATGATCGACACGGACCTCGGGGCGTTCAGCGTGTCGACCAGCGAGAAGGTCACGGTCGTCGAGTGATCTACCTCAGCCGCACGCAGGTCGCGCAGCGCATCGGGGTCACTCCCGGTGCGCTGTCGCGTTACAAGCTGCCGGAGCCCGACGCATGGATCGGCGACGTGCGCGGCTGGCTGCCCGAGACCATCGACCGCTGGCACGAGCAGCGACCGGGACGAGGCGCACGCACCGACCTCAAGTCACAGCGGGCGACACACTGATCACGGTCCGGCGCTTTGGTGTGGGGAAGACGCCACTGCGCCGGGCCACCTACAGCGAGGGGGAGCGCGTGACCACCGTCATCGGTGTCGTGTCCGGCGTCATCACCGGGCTCGCAATGGCCGGGCTCGCGGCGTGCGTGTGGGTGCTGCAGCGGCAGGGCTATCAGGTGGTGCAGGACGTGCCCGACTTCGTCCCTGCTGCGTGGGTGCAAATCGAGGCCGGGCGATGACGGCCTACCTGGCGCCGTTCACCTACAACGCCACGGTGTTGCGGGTGGTCGACGGCGACACGATCGAGGTGGACGTCGACTTTGGCTTCTACCACCACCAGACGCCGACCCCGGTCCGCCTGCTGGGCTGCAACGCCTGGGAGAAGAACACCGAGGCCGGTGCTGCTGCGAAGGCCAACCTTGAGGAACTACTGCCGCCCGGGACGCCCGTCGTCCTCCATACGGCCAAGCCGGACAAGTACGCGCCGCGGTGGGACGCCGATGTTCAGTCGAACGTCGTGTACGGCGGAGGCAAGCTCACCGCGAGTATCAGCCAGTGGCTCATCTCGACTGGCTGGGCCGCACCGTGGGACGGCAAGGGGACGGCTCCGCTGCCGCCTTGGCCGCGGACAGTGGCCGCGTGACGGATCGTCGCGTCGTCCGCATCAGCCCCGGGCAGCAGCGCGTCCTGGCCGAACTGCTCAAGGACGCGGCTACGAACCAGCAGATCGCGCACCGGCTGTGGGTGACCGTCGACACCGTGAAGACGGTCCTGGGGCGGCTCTACAAGCTCACCGGCACCGCCGACCGCACCGCCCTCGTGCGGGCCGTGCTCAGCGGCGACGTGGTCGTGACGTGGACGTGCCAGCAGTGCGGACAGGACGACGGGGGGCACGCGCAGTGGTGCCCGGAAGCGAGGCGAGCAGGATGAGTGCACAGTGCCCGAGCTGCGGTGCCGCACAGCCCGACGGTCTGCTCTGCTACGACGACGCCGTGGCGGTGGAGACGATGCTCGCCGCCATTCCCGAACTCGCCCACCAGCTCGACCTCGCCATCAGCAAGCAGGCGAAGATCGCGGGCGGCAAGGCGGGCAAAGGTTCGGCCCACGAGCGCAGCCCCATCAACTTCGGGGCGATGGCCGCACGCGACGCGCTGCTCGTCGAGTACGCGCTGTGGGGTGGCGACATCAACGCCATCCGCCGGCACCCGCAAGCCGCAGAGATTGCGAGTGGCATAGGCAAGGTTGTGAAGGACGCCTACCGCGCCATCGACAGGGCAGCGGACCGGCAGTACCTCGGGACCTGTCTACACGAGGAAGACGGCGCCGTGTGCCACGCCGAACTGTGGGCACGACCCGGCGCGCACCAGCTCACCTGCTCCCAGTGCGAGACCGTGCACGACGTCCTCGAGCGGCGTGCGTGGCTGCTGCAGGAGGCGGCCGACATGCTGTGCTCGGTGCGTGAGGCGTCGCGGTACGTCGGCGAGGTGGGCAAGATCAAGGTCACTGAGGCCAGCATCCGGGGCTACATCCACCGTGGGCGGATCGCGTACCACTCGGGCAAGATGATCCGGCTGGGCGATCTGCTGGCCGTGGTGCTGGACGAGAGCGAGAGGAAGTCGGCGTGAGCCGCGAAGAGATGGTGCGCGCTCTCCAAGAGCAGTTGGAGTTCGAGGACCGTCGCGGAAGCACCCCGCCGCTAGTCAACTACTGGTTCAAGACCGAGGGCGGTGGATGGGTGCGGCCTGACTGGCGGCGCATTGCCGAGATCGCCGTCGACTCGGTGCTGGCCGATCTGCGGGACGACGCGCCGTCACCCTGAGTTGACAACTGTTCTCATCTGCGCGAACATCGCGGTTAGTTGGATCGGATAGCTGTCCGATACAGCCGTCAGCCCTCGACCCCGTGACCATCGGTCCGGGGTCGTTGTGCTTTCCCGGCCGCGGGGAACGTGCACTGCAACGCGGCGACGAGCAGCGGGCCGCGTCCGTACAGGCAGCCGCCACTCCCCCGGAGCGTGGCCCGTGAAGCTGCGTCGCCCCATCCCGTACCGCTACGTCGAGGCTGGCTGGTTCCTGGCCGCGTGTGCGCTGCTCGGTTCAGCCATCGGCGCCCTCATCGCCGGGCTGCGGTCATGATCCCCGCGCCGCGCCAGCCCACCTGCACGCGCCACCTCCTCTGGATGGCGAGCTGCAGCACCTGCACCGATCAGCGACGAGCACAGCGCGAGAAGCAGGGGGCATCGTGACGCTCTCCACTCTGCGTGACGAACTCGGCCTGGATCTCGTCGCCGCGTATGTGGCGCTCGACCAGGCCAAGGCAGCCCGGCGCATGAAGGACAGCCTGGTCAACCGGCAGGCAGAGCGCGACTGCTACGACGTGATTGATGCGCTGCTCGACACGATCAACGAGAGCGAGGCACGGCGATGAGCGTGCTGCACATCATCCTGATCATCCTCGTCGTGCTGCTCGTGATCTGGCTGATCAGCTCGGTGCTGTGACCCGATGCCGTGGTCGAACGCTAGGCCGAACGGCGGCAAGACCGCAGCGAAGTACCGCAGCAAGGAACACACGCAGGCTCGAGCGCAGCACATGGCCGCACTCAAGCGCGCCGGCTCTGGACTGTGCGCCGAGGTCCGCTGCCTCTACCGATCGCGGCTCATCACACCCGACATGGACCTGCACCTGTGCCACGACCGGGCGACTGGTCGCGTGCTCGGGCTTGGTCACCGCCGCTGCAATGTCACCGAGGCGTCGCGGTATGCGAGAGCTAAGCAGTCCGCTTCGAGGCTTCGATGGTGACGCACGGTAAGCGGCCTTCGAAGCGGTTCGACCCTGTGCGACCACGAGGACGCGTGAAGTTGGGAACGATTCCCGGTTGAGTTCGCATCGTCGCAGGTCAGCGGCTCGGACCCGGGGAGGGACCCCGATCGGTGCGCGATTCCGGACCCGCCAGTCGAACGCGCATACTTACTCCCCGTGACGCCCAGGGAGGCGGCTGACATGCCTCGCCCTCAGGCGCCCGTCGGTGCTCTCCGTAATCCCTCGCCTGACGAGGACCGCCGGACGCGTTTGACGGGCCTCCGTGACCGCCTGGAGGCGGCTATCGCGGACGCCGGACACCGTGACCTCGCGCCACTCGCCGCCCGCTACCAATCGGTGCTCGCCGAGTTGGCCGCCCTGCCTGTTGCTGAGGAGTCGGATGGCATCGACGACCTCAGCGCCGCCCGCCGTCGTCGGCGCGCAGCAGCCTCGGGTTCGTAGCGTCCCCGCGACGGTCTCGACGGCCGGGGAAGAGGCGATCGAACTCGCCGCGCGGGCCGGTCTGCACCTCTACCCGTGGCAGCAGCTCGTCCTCCGCGATGCGCTGGGCGAGACGGCGTGGGGCAAGTGGGCCGCGTTCGAGGTGGGCCTGATCGTGCCGCGCCAGAACGGGAAAGGCTCCGTGCTGGAGGCGCTGGAGCTGGCCGCGCTGTTCCTGGCCGACCCCGATGAGCCTCCGCCGCTGATCCTGCACAGCGCGCATGAGTTCAAGACTTCCGCCGAGCACTTCCGGCGCGTGCGGGACCTCGTCGAGGGCGCTGAGTTCCTGCGCCGACAGGTGCGGATCGTGCGCACGGCGGCCGGTGCCGAGTCAATCGAACTCCACTCCGGCGCCCGCCTTCGATTCGTCACCCGGACCGGCGGGTCGGGCCGTGGGTTCTCGGCCGATCTCGTGGTCATCGATGAGGCGTACAACTTGACCGCCGAGCAGATGGCCGCAGTGCTGCCGACGATGAGCGCCCGGCCCAATCCGCAGATCTGGTACACGTCGAGCGCCGGCATGGCCTCCTCGGACCAGCTCGCGCACATCCGTCGTCGCGGCATCAAGGGCGGCGATCCGTCGCTGGCCTACTTCGAGTGGTCGGCCGAGGACGGCGCGGACCTGGACGACCGCGAGGCGTGGGCGCAGGCGAATCCGTCCCTGGGCTACCGGATCCCGGAGTCCTTCATCGTCACGGAGCGCGCCGCGCTACCCGATGAGCAGTTCGGCCGGGAACGGCTCGGGCTGTGGTCGGATCCGGACCGGGACCGCTCGGCGTTCGACGCCGCGGTCTGGGCCGCGCTCGCCGACCCTGACGCCGCTCGTGGCGCTTCCCCGGTGTTCGGGGTGTCCACGGCCCCGGATCGGTCCTGGGCGGCTGTGGCGGTCTCCTGGCGGCGCCCCGACGGGCTCGCGCAGGTGATGCTGGCCGACTACCGGCCGACGACGACCTGGGTGGCCGATCGGGTCGCTGAGCTTCGGTCCCGATGGGGCGGTCGCACGCTGGTCGACACGGCCTCGCGTGGCCTTGTGGACGGCGCTGTGGAGCCCGCGCAGGCGGAGCAGGCCAAGGCGCACAACGCGCTGTCGGACGCTGTGGAAGCCGGCACGGTGCGGCACGGCAACGAGCCCGCCCTGAACACCGCCGTACGCGCCGCCAGATGGCGCCCGCTCGGCGATACCCGCGTGCTCGACGCCCGCGGCTCCACTGACATTTCCCCGCTGCGTGCTGCCGCCCTGGCCGTGCACGGCTTGACGACTGCTCCTGCGATCGGCGGATGGATGGTGGGCGTGTGAGCGCGGAACTCGTGCACGCGCTGTCCACCAAACTCGACCGCGAAGCATGGGACCGCGCCTGGCTCGCCGACGCCTACGAGGGCGTGCAGCAGATCAGCTTTCTCGACGACGAGATCCGCCGCCAGGTCGGCGACCGGCTGGCGACGGTGGTCGTCAACTGGCCGCGGATCGTCGTGGACTCCCTCGAGGAGCGCCTGGACGTCGAGGGCTTCCGGGCCGGTGGCGAACGGGCCGACGAGGGCCTGTGGAACCTGTGGCAGTCCTGCGACCTGGACGAGTGGTCGCAGATGGGCCACCTCGAGGCGCTGCTGTACAAGCAGTCCTACGCGATCGCTTGGAAGGACCGCGACGGCCTGCGGGTGTCGGTGGAGTCCTCGGCCGAGGTCGCGGTGCAGTCCCTTCCCGGGCGCTCGCGGGAGCTGTCGGCGGCGCTGAAGCGGTGGCACGACGGCTCGAAGTGGCGTGCCGCGCTGTACCTGCCGGACCGGGTGGAGACCTACGCGGCCGACGGTGACCCGTCGCGCCCGGCCCCGCGCAACGCCCTGCTGTGGGTGCCGGATGCCCCCGTGGTGCGGCACTCGGCGGGTGTGGTGCCGGTGGCGACGTTCACCAACCGGCCCCGCCTGGACGCCCTCGCCGGGCGGTCGGAGATCGCCGACGTGATCCCGCTGGCGCAGGCGGTGAACAAGCTGGCGACCGACATGATGGTCACCTCCGAGTATCACGCGATGCCGCGCCGCTGGGCGACGGGCATCCAGGTGCCCGCCGACGGCGCCGAGCGTGAGCGGCTGCAGGCCGAGGCGGCGGCGTACTGGGAGCAGGCCACCAAGTCGAAGACGTGGCTGGCCGGTCAGGGTGTGTCGTTCGGGCAGTTCGCCACCGCGGACCTGTCCAACTTCGTCAACGCGATCGGGATGCTCACCGGGCAGATCGCGGCGATCGCGGGTCTGCCGCCGCACTACCTGGGCGTGAACGGCTCGGACAGCAACCCGGCGTCGGCGGATGCGATCCGCTCGGCGGAGGCGTCGCTGGTGAAGCGGGCCAAGCGCAAGCAGCGCCAGTTCGGCGGCTCGTGGGAACGCATCATGCGCGTCGCCAAGGCCCTTGACCTGAACACGTCGGTGGATGCGCTGCCCGAGCAGTACGCGCGGATCGAGACGATCTGGCGCGACCCGGAGACCCCGACGGTGGCGCAGTCGGCCGACGCGGCGGTGAAGCTCACCCAGGGCGACACCCCGGTGATCACGCCGGAGACCGCCCAAGAGGTCTACCTCGGCTTCTCGCCGGAGCAGATCGCCCAGGACCAACAGCGCCGGGTCGATTCGGCTGCGGCGCTGGCGATGGCCCCGGTGCGGGCGCAGATCGCCGAGGCCGAGCGGCTGCAGACCACGCAGGGCCTGTCGCAGAACGCGGCCCTTGCCGCGGTCGGGCTGCTGCAGGCGGCAGCGGCGAACCGCACAGACGGCAACACCGCCGCCTAACGCTTCCGCCCCCGGAGGGCGGTCGGCAACACCCTTCTACGACGTCCCCGGAGGACGCGCGTGTCCGAATCCCCGCAGCAGTCTGAGCAGACCGAGGCCCCGGAGGCCGAGGAGCAGCAGACCGAAGAACTCTCCCCCGAGGCGCTGCGCAAGCAGCTCGAGAAGGCCCGCAAGGAGGCCGCCAACTACCGCACGAAGGTGCGCGAGTTGGAGCCTGCCGCCAAGCGGCTCGCCGAACTCGAGGAGTCGCAGAAGTCCGAGACGCAGAGGCTCGCTGAGCGTGCGGAGGCCGCCGAGAAGGCAGCCGCCGAGGCGCAGCGCGAGATGGCGCGTCTGCGGGTTTTGTCGGAGATCAACCTGCCAGCGGATCTGCACGAGTTCGTCGTCGGCAACGACGAGGACGAGCTACGGGCGAAGGCCCAGAAGCTCGCGGCGCAGTTCAGCGCCGATCAGCGGTCGGTCGACGTGGGCCAGGGCCCGCGCGGAAGTGCCTCCGCACCAAGCATGAACGACCTGATCCGGCGCCAGGCCGGGCGGGCGTAGCCCCGTAGAACCCCCGATGGGGGTCTACCTACCGAAGGAGTGATCCCCATCGCATACAACAACCTCATCTCGAGGACCAACGCGCAGTCGATGATCCCCGAGGTCGTCTCCAACGACCTCCTCGCCGGTCTGACCAACCAGTCGGCCGCCCTGAGCCTGTTCCGGCAGGTCCGCATGGCGACCAACCAGACCCGGATGCCGGTCCTCTCGGCGCTGCCCACGGCGTACTTCGTCAACGGCGACACCG